CGTCGTAAATCAGGGCGTTGGCGGCCAGGGTGGTCTGCCACACCGCCCGGTACAGGGTCAGGGCGGCTGCCCGTCCCAGGCTCTTGGGGATCCGGCGGACCGCGCCGATGTCGTCGTTGGCGATGATCTCGAGCGTCAGGTCCTCCGTCCCGCCCTTCTTGGTGATCGCGTAGGTGGCTTCCTCATCCGTCGGCGACGTGAGCGCCGGGTAGGTCCCCTTCTCAGCGACCACGGTCAGGACGTCGTAGCCACCGATCCGGTCTCTCCGCTGGGTGCGGAAGTCGGTGATCGGCACGATGTCGGACACGATGAGGCGCCACGAGTTGAGGCTCGGGTCGGAGTATTCGGCGATGGCCCGGCGGGTGATCGAGTCCCCGAGGGCGGATGCCCAGGTGGATGAGATGATCGACTCGCGGAGTCTCCGCTGGTCCTCCGCCGACGCGAAGGCCCCAGCCGATTCGGCGAGCAGCCGGCGGTTGAAGTCCTCCGTGTCGTAGGGGCTGTATCCACTGAAGGCGGCGTATGCCTCCTTCAGGCTCCGGAACGGCCGGATGTTGCCGACGGGTTCGCCGGCGAATAGGCCGTCGAGCGCCTTGGCCCGGTCCTCTGCTCCGGTCTCGGTGACCGTGATCCTCTGACCGGGCAGCGGCTGCGGCCGTGATGCCAGCACCGCGTCCCACAGGTCGGTGGTCTCGGTGATCTTGGTGAGGATCGCTGCCTCGGTGTAGTTACCGGCGGTCACGGTCTTGCGGATCTTGGTCTTGGCGTCCTCGGGCAAGTTGGTCGCGCCGAGCGCCTCGGAGAGCACGAACCGCTGTTCGACGCTCCCCGCTTCCAGGATCCGTTCGGTGGTCTTGGCCTTGGCGGCCTCGACGACGGGCTCTGTTGCAGGCGGGGCCACGGGTGCAACGGTGGCGTTGTACTTGGCGAGCGCTGCAGCACGGTCCTCGTCGGACAAGCCGTCGAGGAATTCATGTAGTTCCTTGAGATCCACGGGGACCTCCCCTTTCTGCCTCGACGCAACGAGGCGTTCGAGCCGTCCGCCGGCGGCGGGGTCGGCAACGACGTCCACGGAGTGGACCTCGACGATCTTGGTGACATCCCGGATCAGCCGGCCACCCTCAGCGACCGGCTTGGATGAGCCGGAGACATCGTGGGAGAAGCCGACCAGGTTCGGGTTCCTGGACTGGTAGGCGGCGAGGAAGAGGGACCGGATGTGCGGCGCTGATTCGGCGACATGGAATGTCGACTGCAGCGACCCGTCGTCCTGGGCAGCGACGTCGGTGTGCCAGCCGGCGAGGTTGCGGACCGCGGAGGCGTCCCGTTCGGCGTCGGTCCGATGCCCATCGAAGGCCTTCGCACCCTCATACAGGTGGGCTGCTTCGGTGAGGACTTCGGGCCGGTAGCGGCGTCCGTTGAGGCTGACCCCGGGGCGGACCATCGTGATCCGCCATACCCGCCCACCGTCGGGGCCGATCCCGTCGACCGACTCGAGGATCCGGCCGTCGGCCTCGAGCGGTTCAACGAACCGGGTCGCTTCGGTGTACTTGTCGGCCGAGTTGGCGAGCACCGCGCGGGCTTCGGCGGTGTATCCGACGTTGGCGGTGACCTTCTCGGGATCCCCGAAGGTGACGGCACCGGCGTCGGTCATCGTGTACGGATACCGCTGGTACTCGGTGCCCTTCTCGTCGCCGATCTCGATGATGACCGCGTCCTCGTACACCTCGACGGGCCAGGAGTCTGACGGTTCGCCCGGCTTGGCGTAGGTGGCACGCCAGGCCCGGTGGACGGAGTCGACCCGGCCGGTGAGGGACTTCGGGTCGGTGGCCTCGGTGGTGGTGGGCTTCATTGATGTGCTCCTGGTCGAAAAGGCGATGGACCCGTGAGGGTCCTGGTCGCCGTGTCGGTCCTGGTATCAGCCGGCGTCGGTCTTATGCTCGCCGATTCTCGCGATCAATTGCGCTTTCGTCCCGCCCACCGACAGTCCGAGATCGGTGGCGAGCGCCTTGAGCGCTTTGATGTTCAGGCCGGTGAGATCATCGGCGACCTGCACCGCGGGGGTCTCCGGTTCGTCATCGACAGCGAGCGCGTATCCGGCGGGGACCGCTGTGTGCCCGACGTCGGCGTATCCGGCGGGCAGGGGCAGGTAGACGACCGCCCCGGTGGCCACGAAGGTGACCCGGATCTCGCCGATCAGCTTGTGGGTGACCGGGTCGGCATGGTCGGTGCATTTGACCGCCAGGATGTCTAAGCCGGTGTAGGGCCGCTGGTCCGCCCGGTCTTGGCGGTCAGGGTCGCCACGGCCGACGTTGATCTTGGTGAGCGCGTAGACGAGCAGCGGTTCGGTCATCCAGAGACTCCTTTGCTTGGTGCCTGGTATTCGGTGGCTGAGACTCTAACGCGGACCTTTTCGTCGGCCTTGAAGCCCATCGAGAATCCCTGCTCGAATCGGATCTTGAGCGATCCGTCGGGTTTTACTTCGATGCTCTTGACGACGGCGCCTTCGGCAGTCTCATCACCGACTTGGAGGAATTGAGCGAGGGTGACTTCCTCCGCCGTCTTGGCCCCGTCCTTGGCGAGCGGGTCGATCATGCAGGCGTCGCCGTCGGCGTTGACCGCCTCGCGGAGTTTGAACTGGCCGCAGGGCAGGACGGTGACCGACAGGCAGTGGCAGTTCGTCGATTGGCTGGCGGGGAGGGCCGGGTCATGTGGGTAGAGGGCTGGGAAGCCTCCGATCATGTAGGTGGCGTCGATGGGGATCGGCCCGACGGCGCCGGTTTCGGAGTAGTCGGCTTCGGCCTGGAGATGGTCGGGTCGTGCTCCGGGGAGGTGGGCGTTGATCCACCTTTTCCCGATCCGGGCGAAGCCGCCGGCCTGGCCGAGTGCCCGGTCGAGGTCCTCCTGAGATTTCTGGCCGGCAAGCGCGGAGAGGCGGCCGAGTTCGGTGACGGTGATCGCCCTGGCCCGGGTGTAGACGGTGGAGAAGTGGTTGGCGGTGCGGAGGCTCCGGCCGATGAGGGTCGCCGCCTGGCCGGGGGTGCGGGCCCCGGCCAAGACGGAGGTGAGTTCCCCACGTATGCGGCGTTTCAGGTCGAGGGTGGCTCCCTGGACGAGATCGGTGGAGAAGCCCGAGACGATGCCCAACAGATCGGTGGTGGCACTCTGGGTGATCCCGCGGATCTGGCCTCCGAACGCCTGGTCGAGGGGGCCCACCGCGATTTCCTCGCCGAGGCTGATGGCCTGGTTGCCGGCATCGGTGATCGCTGATCCCCATCGGGCTGTGGCCCTGGCGGTGAGATCGTCGAGTCCTTCCTGGGAGAGACGCAGCAGCGCGGCGGTGCCTTCGGACGCGTCAGCGAGCGCCGACTGGATGGCCCGCTGCATGTCGATCAGGGTGGCGGCGACTTCCGTGTCGAGACCGTCGGAGAGGTCGTCGAGGCGGCGGAGGAGCCGGCGGAGTTCGGCCCGGTATTGGCCGGGGGACGGTGTCGTCCCCGACAAATGCGACTCGGCCTGGATCGTCATGCCAAGGCGTCGGCGTAGCGGCGGTACGACTCGAGGGCGGAGATCTGCATGTCGGCGTCGGCGTCGGGGGCGGGGAGTTCGTCGGCGGGGATACCGAGGGCGGGGAGCATTTGACGGACGACTTTGACCATCGTGTCGCGTCTGATGGTGCCGAGCATGTCCAGTGATATGAAGGCTGAGGCTGTTGAGGCGAGCGCAGCGGCGGCGTCGACGACCTTGCGGTCCTCGATTTCGGGGGCGACGACCTTCACATGCTCGCGGGCCGGTTTCTCGGATCCGCGGACCGGCTGGCCGTTTTCGACGACAGGGAGGATGGGGGGGAGCATCCTGGCCCGGACTTTGGCGTCGACGGCGACCTGGGCGAGTTCGACCGTGTTCCGGGCCCACTCATCCTGGGTGTCCGCCAGGCTGCGGAGGACGGGGACGTCCATCGATTCGGCGGTGGAGCGGTTGGTGTCATTCGGGTCGCCGAGCCAGTGGGGGGCGAGTCCGACGCCCGACGCGATGTGCCGATGCTGGTACTGCGCGGCGGGCACATCGTCGCTGGTGCCGAGTGTCGGGGATACCGCATCGATCTTCATGGCGTCGGTCTGATAGCGGACCGACCCGGTGCGGGGGGCGGTCGTGCCGAACAGGGCCTGGGCAGCGGCGACCTCGTTCTCGCCTCCTTGGACGGTGACTGCCCAGAAGTGGGCGCGCAGCGCCTTCTGCCGTTCGAGGAGTTCCCATAGGACCTGGTCGTAGGCGTCGAGCCAGTCGAGCACGGGGAGCAGGAACGGGGTACCCCGGGTACCCGCGGCGATCCGGTCGAACAGCCATGTGCAGACCTGGCCCTTCCACAGACCGGCGTCGGGTTCGGTCGGGTCGGTGTTCATCCCAACGATCCGCAGGGTCTCGGTCTCGGCGGTGAGACCGGCCCGGACTTCGATGTCGGTGAGCAGCATGTTGTTGGTCGGGTCACGGAGGATCTTCTCGACGGTGACTGGATCGATGTAACCGACGGTCAGGTTGCCGGTCTGGTCCTCGGCGATGGGGAGATGGGTTTCGCCCATCAGGAGATGGTCCCGGGTGTAGTTCGAGTGGTTGCGGTCCAGGCGGTTGCGAGGGCCTTTCCAGAAGTCTGAGACGACGGCGTCGACCTCGGGGTTGGTGGCAGTGATGTCGAAGCCGACACCGGACATGAACGAGCGGTAGATCGAGATGATCCGGTTGGCGAGCGGGTTCGCCCGGTAGAGGGCGACGGACAGGTTCATCGCCTTGATCAGCGTGGTGCCTTGAAGGTCGCGGGGCGCTGCGCCAAGCCGGCGGTAGGAGGCGTCGTCGGAGTCGACGAGGGGCATGTCGCTGACCGACTCGACGACCCGAGTTGTGACTGGCGGTGGGCTGAACAGCAGGCTCATCTCGGCGGTCTCCGCTTTCGGGTCTTGGCGTTGCGGGTGAGAGCGTAGGAGACGGCGATGCATCCGGCTCCGGTGGCGGCGATCCCGGCGGGGATCGAGATCAGCCAGGCGGCGGCGATGAGGAGCGCTACCCCTGTCGCCTCCAAGATGCTGGTGAGGGTCTCCACACGCGTGGAGTGTAGGGGCCGGTCAGCCGCGCCAGGTGGAGGGTCTCGGCGCGGTGTACGGATCGTCGGTGTCGGCGTGCCGATGGTCGATCTCGGGGTTGTGGGTGGCCCCGGCGATCTCCCCGATGTGGCGGAGGTCGGCCCATGACCAGTAGGCGGTGTCGACCAGGTCGAACGGCTTGGTCCTAGGGAAGCGGCGCAACGCCCGTTCGAGGGTGGTGTGGGTGCCACGGACGTGACGGATGCGGCCCCGGTCGTAGTCGGCGAGCATCTTGGTGGCCCGGCCCGCTTTGGAGGGGACGCCGGCGCCGGGCCGGTCCCCGGTGCGCTGCCGTGACGCCTTGTCGCTGGCCATGCGGGGCGCTTCGCCCTTGCGGATCAGCCGATGCGTCTCGAGGTTGCGGACGGCTTCACGGTAGACGGAGGCCCAGGTGTCACCACCCTGGTCGGTTTCGATGCCGACATGGTCGGCGCCTAATTCGATGGCCTTGAGGACGGCCCGTTCGAGGGCGTCCTCGGGGGTGGTCCGCTGTTCCCACGAGTAGAGCCGGTAGATGCGGCCGTCGGCGCCGAGGGCGTCGGCTTGGATGCCGAAGGCGTCGGACTCGTCGGTGGAGGTGACCGCCGGGTCGACCCACACGACGACCCGGTCGAGTTCGGGCAGAGCATCCCATTCGACGAGGATCGCCTTGAAGTCGATGTGGTCGAACATGCCGCCCGCGGGTGGTTCCACGTTGTGTTGCCGTTCGGATGCGAAGGCGGTGAGTCCTTCCTCATGCATCTTGGCCTGCGCGGTCTCCAAGTCGAAGCCTATCCACGTCGCCTCCCCGGCGGTGATGTACCAGAGGGGATCCCCGGTCTCGGGGTCGATCCGCTGTTCGACTTCGAGGCCATCCACCGCTGGGATCGGGCCGGAGAGGATCCGGTCGGTCAGATAGTCGGCGCGGCCGTCGGTCATGCGGGTGAAGAACGAGTCGGCGTGGACGAGGTTCTGGATGGCGACCACCACTAGGTCCTCCGAACCGGCGGGGAGGATCTTCTTGGTGATCGCGGTGATCTTGTTGCGGGTGACGGCCGGACCGTCGAGGGCGTCGTCGACGTCGTCGAGGATGATCAGGTCGGGACGGTCCTCGATCATCCGCCGGCCACGGATGGCCTTGTCCAAGCCGACGGCGTCGACCGTGAAACCTGCCGCGGTGGTCAGCCTGTTGCCACGCCAGCCGCGTGAGTGGCCATACTTGCCGACCCGTCGGGCGCTGAGCGCCGGGTAGAAGGCACCGACCTCGGGGGACTCGAGCATCGACCCGATTGAGGCGACGTGATCATCAGCCTGGTCCTGTGTCGCGCAGGTATACCAGCCGTACCGGCGGGTTTGGAGAGCTCCGAGTGCGACGGTGGCCATCTCCACGTTGGTACTTTTCCCTCCACCTCTCGGCCAGATGCCGACGAAGGCGGGGGCCCGGTGTCCTTTACGGATCTGCCAGACCCATTCCCAGAACCGGAGATGGTGGGGCCCGTCGGGGACGATGCGGCCAAGGGCGTCGGTCAGGTAGGAGGGGAAGAGAGTGAGGCGCCACAGACGCCAGTCGGCTTCGAGTTGGGTGACCGGGTCGGACTGGTCCACCGTATGGGCACCAGGATACATCATTTGCGGACCGGGTTAGTGTCGCGCCCCCGCATCGGCCCTTGTCCGGCAACGGTATCAGTCTCCGGATCCGGTGTGACCGGCCCGGGTTGCGCCCTTAGCCCGAGGGGGGTTCCGTCCCGGTCGCAGACCCGGGCGGTGCGGCGCTGCGAACGACTACAGCGGGGGCATCGTGGGGCCGGTTCCCAGGTGCCGTCGATTCGATCCGCGCAGTCCTCGAGCGCCCTATGGATCTGCCGGTTGAGGTCCGCCTTCATCGCCCGGTAACGGCGGGTCGCCGCACCCTCATCACGATCCCCCGTGGTGGTGCCAGGCCGGCTCTCGTAGGAGCGGCCCAGGGTCGGGTCGCCGAGCCGGTCGAGCCGGTCCCACATGTCGACCAGTCGTCGCAGGATGGTCTCCTGCGCGTCACCGACGCCCCGACGGTGTACCCGGTAGGCGGCGGCGAGCGTCTCCGCGGTTTCGAGCCGGTGTTCGAGGTCGAGGATCCGTCGGCGTGCCCCGATGAGATCTGGGTCCGGTCCGCGTGCCATGACCAGTCAGATGTTACGGAGGTGGTAGTGGCGGTCCTGGTAGGCGTCGTGGGTTTCGAGGGGGACATGGACGGCGCAGAACACGCAGTGGCGGGTGCCGTGGGGGATGTCGGGTGGCCGTCGGGCCGGGTCGACCCAGCATGACGGCGGACAGTCAGACACCGAGTAAGCAATGTAGGGGCCGGGGCCCTTGGCGGCGGCGCCGGTCGGGTTGCCGTGTTCCCGGTTCCCGCAAGACGGGCAGGTGAACGCGTGGCATTCGAAGAGCCGGTCCGCAGCTGGGAGCCGATCAGCGACCGCCTGGTCTCCGTGGCCGCCGACGATCTCTCCGATGATCATCCAGTGTCCCCTAGGGCGGCGGTGATGGCGGCCCGGATCGATGGGATGTCGGATGTCTGGACGGTTGCCCAGCGTGCCGCGTGGTCACACCACAGGCAGGCGATGGTCCGGCTGATCCGGATCATCGGCCGCCGGCAGACGCTGCACAGCGGGAGCACGGGGTGGAGGACAGTCATCGGGTTCCTGCTCGGGACGGGTCTCATGTCAGGTCCAGCGTAGCGGGGCCCGGATGCCGAAGACGTGATACCGGGTCCCGCATTGGGACCCGGTATCAATTGGCGGGCTCCAGTGGTCAGGCGTGGGTGGTCGCCTCGGACACCGATGCTGATCCGGGTGCCGTAGAGCTTCGGTCGTGGCATCAGCGGGTCCGGTGCTGATCAGCGTCCGGGCAGGTCGCGAAGTGTGAGACGTAGGCGTCGACCAGCCGGCCGACCTCCCCGGCGAGCCGGTCCTCGATGATGAACCGTTTCTCGGGTCTGGCGTCGACGGGTGCCTGGCGTCCCGCCTCGGTGGTGATCCACCGGATCTCCGCCTGGCAGGACCGGCAGAGAGCCCCTGTCATGGCGTGGGCCCGGTGAGACCTTGAGCGACCTGCTCGAACCATTCCCGGTCCTCTGCGGGGACACGGACCGCGAACCATTTCGCCCGACCCTTGCCCCCCTCCGTCAGGCAGGCGCCGAGCACCCAGAGGGAGCCGTCCCAGACCTCCGAGACGCCCCGCAGTTGGCTGACCCTCGGATGGTGCGCCACGTTGGTCGAGTCGATGGTACAGACCGCGGTGACTTGCGGTGGTTTCGCCGCATTCGCCCCAGCAGCGAACGCTCCTACGAGCAGTGTCACGGCCAGTCCGATGGCGAGTAGTCGTCTCATGATGTTTCTCTCCCTCTCTCTCTAGTAGCCCATGTTGCCTAGCGTCTGAGAGACCGGGCCGCCCCGGTTCCCGCCGCAAGTCTCCCAATGTCCTCGGCCTCCGGTCTTGAACAGCCAGACGCCGACAGCGATGTTGTCGTAGGGCATTGTGATCGTCGGATTGGTGAAGCCGAAGAGGCGGGCCGCTTGTGCTCCGCGGTCTGCCCAATAGCGAACCTTGTTTTGGAACAGGCTGACGACCAGATCAAGGCCCGAGCCGTTGGTAGCGGTCGGATCGCCGTTGCTTTCGCATTCGATGATCAGCAACAGCCGGGTCAGGTCCCCCGGCTGCCAGGCCCATGCGCCGCGGCGTTCCCCGAGATCCAAGTAGTAGGCGACCTTGGCGCACCAGCGCATCGTCGCCGGGGTGAGCCGGACGGGACCCGGGTTGGGGACCCGGGCGCATTCGTCGGCGGGCTGCCACGCGCGAACCCGCGGTTCGGGTTTCAGCGCCTCGGTCGTGGTCGAAAAATCGACGATCCCCCTCGTCTGGGGCTGGGTGATGACCTGCACATCCCCGTACCGCGTGCGGGGCGCCAGATACTCGATCCCGGCGTCCGCCTCCGGCGGGGTTTGGGAGGCAATGGCCGGGCCGGCCGTCTTGGCGGCGGCGGTTGGGAGTGGGGGGCTGAGGGTGATCGCCGCTAGGGCCAGGATGCCGGCGGCGGTGGCGAGCCATCGGGTGGTGTCGGTCATCTCGAGGTCCTCTCTCTCGGGTCACGGTAGGCACGGCAGGGGCAGAGACGGTAGATGCCGGTGCGGGAGCCTTTGGCCCATCCCCCACAGATGGCTCCGGGCTGATTGTGGCGTTGGGGCTTGTGCCCGCAGCGACAACGGCGTCGGTTCATCGACTGTCCTCGGGTTCGGGTTCATGGAAGGCGGGGCAGGGACAGGTCATGTAGGCGCCGGGGCCGCCACGATGGGCCTTGACCCGGGCCCGACAGTGGCCTCCGTTATCGTGTACCCGGCGGAGGTGAGCGCAGCCGCAGCGCTGCCCGGAGGTCATCGGCTGGCTCCGAAGCAAGCCCGGTGGCAGCACCAGTTCTTGCGGAGCAGGGTCGGATGCTGATAAGCGAATTCGGCGTCGATGGTCGTAAAGATCGGACCTTCGACCAGGCCGCACGCTGATCGCCCGGTGCTACCCACAGCCTCCGAGTCGACTCTGTGGAGCGAGAAGTAGCCGACCACGACCAGGTCGACGTCGGGGCTCATCGGCGGGCTCGCTCGACCATGGCGACCGCTCCCTGTACTCGGATGAAGGTCTCGCCGTCTCCGCCGGTGTCGGGATGCGCGGCCCGGAGCGCCTTCACCCGGACTTGGGACCAGTCAGCGACCCGGGCTATGTCGACGGTGGCATTGATCGCCTCGGCGATGATTCTCCAGGCGCCGTCGATGGTCAGCGTGTATGTTCCACCAACCGTCGACACGTTCCCGCCGGGGAGGGCCCGGTAGCCGGTGTACTGCTCACCCCTCTTGGAGATCCCGTATCGGTCGACCCGGCGGAGCGCTTCGAGGCCCAGGGCAATGGCCCGCATGTTGTCCTTCCAGTGGCTGAACGCGTCGCAGGCATACTTCAGCGGCCCGTACCGGGAGTCGAAGGCGAGGATCACGCCGGGACTGGTCGGGGTGGCATCAGCCCGGATCCAGCCGTCGAGCCGGATCTGAGATTCGGTCAGGTAGGCGAGCAGCACCACATGTCGGGCGTCGATGGCGTGGAGTTCGGTCCCGAGCGTCGCGACGGTCGATGACCAGCCGGCAGTGAACGGGGCGCGCCGCGGTCTGGTGGTTGGGATGCCGGGCCACATGTCGACCGGCCGGACGGTGATGTCGTCGGTGAGGCGTCTCATCCCAGGATGTCCCTCGTGATCCGTTCCTCGGCGGCGTCGGCGAGTTGCGCGTGGATGCCCACAGTGTTCCAGGCGAACCTGTCCTGACCGGCTCCGTCTATCTTGGCTTGGGCGTCGGCGGCGATCCGGCGGGCGAGCGCGTGCAGCGCCCTGGCGAGGGCGATGGACTCGCCCAGGAGCCTGTCAGGACGATCTTTCGGATGACAGCGGGCGGTGCCCACCGCGGTCAGATCACCGTATCGGAGGCCGACCGCTGCGACCCGCCTGTCGTCGACGATGATCACCTCGATCTTCTCCGGGCCCCTCCTTGATCCGTGGGCGGCGACGCCGGTATCGATGCGGAGATCGGTTGGTTGGTTCATCGGTCGGTTCCTCTCTCTTGGGATGCTGCACGTGCCTCCACCGCCTCGTTGGACCTCTGTAGCTGGGCGATCCGCCGGCGCTGGCGGGTGATGCTGCTGGTCATACTCCGCATCCCTGGCAGTCGTCCCGGCAGAGGTTCCCGGTGGCCATGACGGCAACCGTCTCGTTGATCGCCTCGTCGGGGAGCCAGGCGTCCCACAGGACCTTGAGTTGTGGCGCGCCGTACTGCGGGTAGGGGGCGTCGAGGAACCGGCCGAGCAAGGCGTCGTCTCCGAGCAGCCACAGGTACTCGCGCATCTTCTCGATAGACCGACCGGCGGAGATCCCGCGGTGGTCTTCGGCCTTGCCGACAGCGAACCGCAGATAGTCGACGGCGTCGGCTTTGACCGACTCCGCGGTGTAGGGCTTCGGCTGCCAGGCGGAGGTGTCGGCTGTCTCCTTGAGACGATCACCGAGGGCGTCCCGGAGCCGGTCTCCCGGCAGGTAGTCGCAGAGCACCTCGACATCCCATCCGAACATCGGCTTGCAGGCGCGGGCCCGTTCGACGATCTCGTCGATGCTCCTCATGATGCCCTCCTGACGGTGATCGTCCAGAGGCGTAGGCTCTCGGAGGTCTCCGGTGCCGCTTCGCTGAGTGCCACGGTGGCCTCGTAGCCGAGGGTCCGCAGGATCTCGGCGCCAGCGTCGGCGTCCGTTTCGGCCCATTCGCCGGCCCGTCGCAGGACAACCGGGTCGCCTTCGTCTGTATCGGAGCGGAGGTCGCCGAGGTCGTAGATCCCGCCGTCGTAGTGGTCCTCGAAGTGGTGCCAGCGAGCGACCTTCTCCTCGGTTCCCTGATCGCCCTGGTCGCCGACGCGGGTGCCGTAGGGAGCGAAGGTGGAGGGGCCGTCGCCGTCGGCGTCATAGGCGTCGCGGGTGGTGGAGCGCTTGAAGGCCCAGGTGCCTTTGCCGCGGGGGCTCTTGCCGTGGGTCCGCTGGTAGCGGGCCGTGGTCGTGATGGTCATCTCGGGCGTCCTCTCTCGGTGTCGTACCCAACATAGCACCATGGGCGGTGGGTGTCAAGTCGGATATAGCGCCCCGATGAGGGCGGTGAGAGCCTCGGCACGCCACCAGGCCCGGAATGTATCCGCCCGGTGCTCCGGTACCTGCGGGCCGATGCCAGCCGCCCGGTACAGCTTGACGTGCTCGGCCACATACCAGTCCCGGTCGCCGTACTCGCCGTCGCTAGCCCGCGCATGGGCCTGGCACATCAGCCCATAGTTGGTGGGCGTGTTCGCCGTGGATCGCCCCCCCATGCCCCGGGAATGGAAGTGTGCTATCTCCGCGCCGAGCCGGCCGCAGCGAGGCCAGATGCAGCGGCCCTGGTCTCGCTGCCAGACGGCGTCCCGTTCGGCGGCGGTGAGCCTCATCGGCGGGTCTGACGGGGTAGGACCGGGTTGTACGGGTCCGAGTCGGGTCGGCGTGGCGGGCCCCACAGGACGGTGAGACAGGCCGGGTGGATAGCCTCGGCGTTCACCCGGTCCTGGGCAGAAGCACGGCTGCCGGCGAGGCCGCAGAGGGCCCGGCCCGTGGCCGGATCACCGAGACACAGGGCCGGGGAGGAGCGGGTCAGAAGCGGTACCGATCTCAGGGTCCCCCGGCTGGCCGCCTCGGTGAGAGTCTTGACGCTGACAGGCGGGGCCGGGGCGCCGTTCGTCTTGGCTGATCCGTGGCGGATCCGGGCGTAGCGGTCCCGCTGGGCCCGGTTCCCCACATGCCTGCAGGCGGCGCAGGTTTTCTCTTTCCGCCGGTAGTGGGCGGCGACACCGGCGAGCGTCCCACACTCAGCCATCCGGGTTCCAGTCCTCGGGTGGCGGGCCAGTGGGGATCGTCCCCAATGTATGCAGGCCGCATTGGCTGCAGTGGACTGACGGTCGGATATAGATCGTGCCGTCGATCTTCACCACAGACCATGCCGGGGTGGGGAGACGGCTCCGGTCGAGTCTTACCCCGTCGGGCCAGATGCACGTGTGTTCTAACCAGGGTTTCCCGTCGTGGACCCACGCGCGGTATTGGATGTTCATGCCGGCGTTGCTGGCGTTGCTGCCGGCCCGTACATGGTGTCGAGCGAGGCGGGTAGGCCGACTGTGTCCAAGACAGTGGTCGGGCGGAGCCGGAACGCCTCAGGGGCGACCGAGGAGTCGATCTGGATCACCAGCACCGTGTCGCCGGGCTGCTCCTGCTCGTCGGCGTTGAGGTAGCGGATGGCGATCCCCCGTCGGATAGCAGCAGTCGACCGGCCTTCGGTCTCGGCCACCTCCACGTTGGCGAGATGCATCACCTCGGTCTCGTCGTCGGTCATCAGGGTTGCTATCAGGAAGCGTGCCATCAGGGTCCTCTCTCTCGGGGGTGAGAAGCGGTCGGATCATTCGGTCGGGATGGGCCAGGCTTCGAGCCAGACATAGATCGGGGCCTCCGACGCGTTGGTCTCCCCGCACAGGTCGTAGTCGACACGAACGACACGCCATCCTCGGCGTCTCTGCGGATCGGGGCTCGAGGAGTAGAACAGTCGGTCCCCCACCCGGGGCAGGAACGGCAGGGTGTCGTCTCTGGCGAAGGTCCCGTCGGGGAATTCGAGTGTGACCTGCATCATCCGGCGCCTCCCTGAACGACCTTCAGGCGCGCCTTCCCGGCCTCGAGCGCCGTCTCGGGGCTCACACCACTGCCATGCCCCTCACCCGTGTTACGGCCGGCGTTCTCTCCGCTCATGCGGGCCCACCGTTCCGGGAACCGGCGTTCGAGCAGGGTCACCCAGAAGGTCCACTGCTCGCCGCCGGTCCGGATCGCCTGGGCCAGCGCGTAGTCCTCCCCCTTGGCGTCGGCTCTTTTCAGATCCTGATAGAACTGTGAGTAGATCGTGGGGACGACGATGAGGGCAGCGACCCGAGTCTTGGTGGGCCGTCGTCCCAGATGGGCCAGATCGATGTCCTGGTCGGCGGCGAGTGCCCGGAGTTGGCTGAGGGTGTAGGCGTCGGGGTCGGGGTGGTTGTCATCGAGGTCGGCTTCGCCGCGGGCCATCCAGCCGTAGTAGGTGCGGGGGTGGACACCGGATGCTTGGGCTGCCCGTTCTGGGGACAGGCCGCGGGTGACCGCGCCGATGATGGCCTGGTGACGTGCCGGGGTGAGCGCGGAGGGTCTACCCATCGTCGCTGATCCTAGACGTCGGCTGGTCGGCGCCTAAGATGTGGATGATCTGGGTTCCTAGGCGTCCGATCCGGAGGGTCCGGCCGGCGGTGTAGTCGGCGGCACCGCGGATGATTCCCTCCAGGTAGGCGAGGGCGGCGGGCGGGTCGCTGGTGATCAGATCGTGGAGTCTGGCAAAGGTGTCGCAGACCCGGGCGATTCCTAGGACCTCGCCCCGGATTTGGGACATCTCCGCCCGGATCTCTGACGCTGCAGCGTACAGGTCCATCGTCCACTGCCGTGGGTCCGCCAGGTAGGCGTGCTCCTGCTCGATGTCCAGATGATCGGTCATCTCGGGCTCCCGAGATCCGGGTAGCCGGAGTTGCGGGCGAAGGCGGCGCGGGATCGGACGCTCGGATCCGACGACTCGGGATCTTCCGGTCCGTCGAAGGTGAAGCCCCGGTTGAAGGCGTCCTCCCTCTCGGCGGCCCTGTCGACCCACATCATCGCAGCGCCGATGATCGTCCCGCAGATCAGGCCCGAGACGAACGCTCCCGCCCTACCGAGGGTGATCAGCATCCCCGCGGCGACGATCCCGGTCGAGGCGGCGAGCCAGCGGCTGTTCGTGGTCCTCATGCCAACGCTTCTAGCCGTTCGAGGTTCCGGCGGGCGGAGTAGCCGAGCCCGTCCCGGAGCGTGTCGAGGACCTCGGTGTCGTTGGGCATGTAGGGGCGGGGCTGATGATCGGAGTCCTTGCGGTCCTCGGTGTGCCGCCAGCCGGCTTTGGGGGCGACCGCCCGGGCATATCCGGATCCTTCATGCCCGTCAGCGCCGATATCGGCCTCGGAACCGTCCCAGGCGATCCCCAGGCCGCAGATGATGCAATGCATCGATGTTCTCCTGTCTCTCTCGGGTGTCAGGGGGAGCGTAGCGCCCTCGTTTCGAAGATGCTCCGAAGATCGGGTTCGCTCTCCATGATCAGCCTGGCGAACCTTGAACGGTAGTGGTCGTTCAACTTGCGGTCCTCACCCGGGTCGGGGAGGCCGGCGAGGATCCGGTTCCAGCGCAGCACCTCCCACAGGGTCCCGATGGCGATCCTCCGCCGGCCCCTCGACCTGGCCTCCCGGCAGAGAGCGACCAGTGTCTGATAGACGTCGGGGTGGGCGGCGTGGAAAGCGGCGAACCGCTCGTCGATGGTCGGCCCGGATGGTGCTGGTCGGGTTCGGGGGATCCGAGTGAGCACCGTCCGGAGTTCGTGCGACATGTCGGAGTCGGCCTGGTAGGTGGTTCCGGTCCTCGGGTTGAATAGTGGGATCGTCATCGGCGGCGGCTCCGCTGCAGGGCCTTCCGGCGGGCCTTGCGGCGTCGGCGGTCCCGGAGCCGGCGGGTATGGGCGGCGGCGTGTCGGGAGCAGTGGACCCGGCCCGGTAGGGCCTTGCGCCGGCAGGAGCCCGGGCCGCAGGGCGGGATCCCCGACGACCGCTGATAGGCCGGCGCGGGTTTCGCTTTTGGTGCCGTGAGTGGCAGGTCGGCCCGGAGCCGGCGGTAGTCGTCGAGCGGGTGGTGCCAGAGCCGATGCCACCAGCCACGCAGCCTGCGCCACCAGCGGGTCATCCGGCTGCCCCGATCCAGACGAGGAGTTCCCGGGCGACCTCCGCCCTGGTCATCGTCTTTGGAACCGCGGCCCCGCCAGCGGTCCGGTCGATGACATGGAAGGCGACCTCGGATCCGCCCTTACCGTTGGCGAGCGTCTCGACCGCCCGGCCGATCTCGCGGGGACTCATTCGTTGATCTTGGCTTCAGCCGGACGGGCCTTCCTCCAACCCGGGGTGCTGACTCCGGTGATCTGCGCGGTGGCGTAGGGCTTCGGTTCCCCCTCCGCCTGATGCGCCAGACCGGCCTTGCGGATGGTCACCTCCACCTCGAGGATGTGGGCCTCGTCGACGTCGAGGGTGGCGTCGAAGAGCAGATTGCCGACCACGGCGACCGTGGTCGGATAGTCGGGCATCCCGTCGAAGGCGGACTGGTCTTTGGCCATTAGGGCTCCTGTTCTGTCGTCATCGTGGTCCTCCGGTCTTGCGGGCCGGCTGGCCGGTCTCGAGCGACTCGTAGCGGGTGATGATCACATCGGCGTAGCGGGGATCGAGTTCGATCTGATAGGAGTGTCGGCCGGTGTTCTCGGCGGCGACCATCGTCGATCCGGATCCGGCGAACGGGTCGAGTACCAGATCGCCTGGCCGACTGGAGTTGCGGAGGGCGTGTTCGACCAGCAGGACCGGCTTCATCGTCGGATGGAGCCGGGATGCGGCGGGCCGCTGGTAGCGCCACACGTTCGACGGGCCCCGCCGGCCCCGGTCCCCACGCTTGGGGGTGGTGTAGTCCCAAACGTTGGCCTGGTCCCGGTCACCGATCCAGTAGTGGTCTTCCCCGTCGGGCCAGCCGTACAGGATCGCCTCCCACCCGCCGTGATAGTCGCCGCCGCCGATCACGAAACGGTCCTTCACCCAGGCGATGGAGGTCGCGCGGTGGAGGCGGGCCTCGTCCCATGCAGCGTACAGGGCGGGGGCGTGCTGCATCCCATAGCAGGAGTAGACAGCGCCGGCGGTCCTCTCCCGGATCCTGGCGAACGCTCCGGCGAGCCACGCCGCGTAGGAGGCCTCGTCGGGCCAGCGGTCGTTGAGCATGGTGAGTTGCTCGTCGGTCCGGCCGACCGCGCCGACGTTGTAGGGAGGGTCGGTGAAGCACATGGAGGCCCGGCCGTTGATCCCGTCGTAGGAGTCGAGGTCGGTGGCATCACCGATCACCAGGGTGTGGCGTTCCCCGAGCGCCCACCGTTGGCCGAGCCTGGTCTTGGCCTCAGCGGGGAGGGCGCCGACGTAGCCTTCCCGGCCGGCCTTGGTCGCCTGGGCCTGGGTGATCTGCAGCGCCTGGTATTGGTCGAAGTCGAAGCCGGTGAGTTCCAGCAGCGGCGTGTCCTCGATGCCGGCGAGCGCGGCGAGGAGCAGTCCCGGGTCGAGTTGGCCCTGGACCTCGGGGTTGTTGAGCGCCACGTTCAGCGCCCGTTCCCGATCCGGGTCGAGGTCCCGTTCCACGATGGGAACCTCGCTCAGACCCATTTCGATGGCGACTTCGACCCGGTGGTGTCCGCCGACGATCCAGCCGGTCCGGGTGTTCACCACGACAGGTTCAACAAAGCCGTATTCCTCGAGCGACCGGCGGAGCTTGGCTCGGGCGGTTTCAGTCATCAGGTTCGGGTTGTACGGCGCCGGCGTCAGGGTGCGGGGGTCGACGTGACGGATGCGGAGTTTCTCAGCCGGCATCGGCGTAGTCCTTGAGTCCGATGATGGCGATAGCCGGCCCTGTCCTGTTGAGACTGATCTCGCTGGCCCGGTGGATGTGCCAGGTGTGATCGGCATCGATGTAGGCCGGATGGGGGACACCGTCGACGACCGGATGGGTATGGATCGGCCCGGCGGTCTGATCGATGGCTCGCCTCCGGTAGATCCGGTGGGTGTGAGCAACGATCATCGGCTCTCCTGGGGGGCGTAGTTGCGGTCCCTGGCACATTCGGGGCAGTGGCATGATCCGAGTGGGATCCCACAGTTCGGGTTGGCGCATTCGAGCCGTCCCGGTCCCCTACTGCCGTCGAGCGGGTGAGGCGATCCGAGGTCGGAGGGACGGATGTGACTCCGGTTAGGATGCTCACACGGGTCGGTGGGGATCCGGATCCCACGGGCGCCGGCGATCTCACGGACTTTGCCCATCAGCGTCGACGGGGACGGGGCCGTCTGACGTCCCTCCCCAAACAGGGCGAACACCGCGGCCCGTAGGATCGTCGCCTCGTAGGGGCGGAACATGTCGAAGAGGGTGTCGGCTTTCGCCCAGGTCCTGGTGCCGGGCCAGAGGTCCTCGATGGATTCGACGATCTCGATCCATTCGGGACCGGCGAGCGGCTGCGCCGGGCTCGGCAGCGTCATCGTCATGGGATGCTCTCTCTCTCGGGTCCCGCCAACCGTAGCACGCCGTCGGTGCCGGTCGCGAGTCCCATCCGGGTCTTGCGGGCTGCCCGTTCCCGTGTCTGACGGAAGTCAGCGAGATCCGTGCTCGAGAGGCTCCGCAGTGGGGAGAGCGCCCATTCGAGATGCTCGTGGAGGGCGTTGAGGGTGACCGCCTCCAGCCCCCAGGCGTCGGCGATGGTCGCCGCGGCTTGGATGATCTGCTCGGGGGTGATCCCCACGTCCTGGGCCCGGCGGGCGAGTTTCCCGAAGCGGCTGGCCTGATGGGCGGGTGCCTCGTAACCGAGGCTGAACACGATGGCATCCCACCACGGATCCCGATGTGTTCCCCGATGCCCGGCCGGCTTGTCGCATCCCACGGTCGCGCAGCCGGTCATTTCGGCGAGCGCGGTCTCACGGTTCAGAGGGGGATCTCCTAATGGGGGTTCAATAGGGGTTCGCGCCTCACCAGGAGAGGCACCCGGTGCCTCATCAGGTGACGCGACCCCGACTGTAGATGAGGCGGGGGGTGCCTCATCAGGTGACGCGACCCCCAGGACGGGAGGTGCCTCAATCTGAGGCACCTCCCGTATGGTCACCCGGTACAGGTTCGAGGTGCCGGGGCGCTCGTGGACTTCGATGTAGCCGGCCTGGGTGAGGGCGCCGATGGCCCGCTGCACGGTGGCACGTGACGTCTTGGTCCTACGCACCAGAGAGCCTTG